AAACTGTTTTAATAACAGCAAAATTTGATTGTATTCATTAGCTATATTTATCTGTTTGAACTTTATTTTTTTCCCCATTTTCTCTCTCCAGCAATTCAAACGAATAGCGGGGGATGAGATTGGAGTTAAGGATGTAGTATTTAATTCATTGTCAATTTCGCGCCGCGATAAATTGTCAACGATCACAACATCATGGCCTTTATTCGATAAATATAGCGCGGTCGGCCATCCGCAAAAACCATCGCCGCCAAAAATTATTATTTTCATATTGTGTGAATTCCACATTCAGAAATTTGCTCGCCTTCTTTATTGAATATCCCCTTCCACCTTCCCGCTCGTTCTGATTCGTTTTCGTCTTCTTCTTTAACTGAACAATTAAAACAGCCAAGCGAGCGATATTCGGCATATAACAGATTAACCGGCACTTGATACACTGCCAAATACCGCCAAATATCTTTTTCAGTAAAATCTAAAATCGGGTTGACTTTTACTTTCCCGAATCTGTCGGGATTAACAACATAATCAATCTTGCCTCGCGTTGCTCCTTCGTCTCTGCGCAACCCTGAAAACCAGCAATCTAAATTCTTTACTCCCTCTTGAAATTTTGCGACTTTAGAAGTGCGACAACAATCACCCATGTAACGACCTGTCAAATCCTCGTTTTGTTTAAAAATAAACTCCGTATACTCGATCGTCCACCCCTCTAAAATTTTATCGCGTAAATTTAACGTTGCTTGAAATTCGGTGTCTGATAATACTGAAAATACTTTTACTTTTTCAGAAAAAGTCTCTCCCGTAAATAAATCCAATAAAACCATGCTGTCCTTCCCAAAACTGCACGCTACCCCATAACTGGGATATTTTTCTGTATATTCATCTATAAGTTCTTTCGCTTTTTTAATTTTATCTTGAAAAGTCATAAATAAATTTCCATTGTTTTATAAATTTCTTCCGGATTATTGTTGCCATATGGAAGAAGAAACACTTTTCGCGCGGCGCGGCGCAATTCTTTTAACGCTTTTGACCATTCTTCCTCTCCCGCGCCAGTAATGAAAATCTGTTTAAAAGATATACCTATCGCTATGCCAAATTCTTGGTCTTGAAACGGCAGTCTTTGTTTAATATCAATAACTTCAAAATGATATTCTGGATAATTTTTTCTAGCTATCGCAATAAACTCTGGAATAAAATCAAAGCCAATATAATCCTCCTTATCAAACCATTTCGCCGTCCTGCCTATACCACATCCCGCATCTAACACTTTTATTCCCTTCTCGTAATACGGATACACAATCTTTTTGTGCACATCGTCAATTTTCTCCCAGTCAAATCCACAGCCGATTGCTTTAAGAGGATTATCAAATTGTTTCAGCCGCGCCTGCCAAAATTCTATATTCTGCGAGTCCTGTCTTTGGTCGGGTTTCATATAATCTTTCTCTTCTTCAAAACTTTCATCATCTCTTCAACTCTTATTTTCCTTCGACCATAAGTTGGAGTTTTTTTATGACAACTTATACATAAAGTTCTTCCGTTACCTAATGAGAATCTTAACTCAGGAAACTCAAAAAATGTTTTGATATGATCTACCTCTAAATCTCCACCTTTTATCCCACAAAGCTGACAAGTATACTTATCTCTCTCAAAAACCTTTTTTCTCCACTCTTTATATTCACTGGACTTTCGGATTGCTATATTTTTTGGAGTTATACCTCCTTTCCAATTTGAATGTTTTACTCCCTTAGGCCTGGAACAAGAAAAACACTTTTTAGACCTCCCTTGATGCAACTTTCCACAACTACAAATATCTTTATTAGATTCATACCAACTTTGATAGAGTAATCTTGCAATCTCTCTATTTTCTGGATTTGCATACCATATTTTAAATCTCTCAGATCGTCTCTGCTTCAATTTCTCTTTATGGACTAAATAATACTTACGACCATAGTGAGCTTGATAAGTTTTTCTTACTTGTAAATCTTTATAGGGCATTTAATTTATTATCCCTCTTTCCCGTAATATTTGCAATAGTTTTTGAACACGAATTTTATAAGTATGCGCCCTACGGCAATGTTCGTATCCCGCAATTCGTATTCTATCTCGTTCCAGTTTGTGTCTATCATCGGTGTAGTAATCTATAATCTCCTTTAACTGACCAAAATTGCCGATATCATAGGGGATAAAATGCTTATACTCGTTAAATTCCTCATTCAATCCTTCCACTCGCGGATGAACGAAGAACGCGCCGCGTCCAATCATCTCATAAATTCTATTGGACCAATAATACGGACAATACACACTGTCCCCCACTACAATCTTTACGCTTGCTATCATATCTGAAAGATTCTTGTGTCTCACTTCTCCTCGTTGTCCGTAATGAGCAAACCTGCTTTTATATGTTTTTTCAAGCCATTGAATGAGTTTTTTACGGTATGGCCATATATGCTCGTATATCGCACCTATAAACACAATCTCCGCGGTTATATCAGGGTTTGGCTCGCCCAATACCGCCTCTGGCTCATAAATTCCTTGACGCAACAATACATGATTTACTCCCGCCGCCTCAAATTCTTTTTGGTGTCCGCCGTCTGTTGAAAATACAATGTCCGCCTTAAAAATAGGGTTCTGGGTAATCTGAATTTCACGCATAGAAACGCCATAAAAGATATTAGTGAACCATGCGATTATAGGAATTTTGCATAATCGGGCATATTCCATCACTGGCGTAAAATATCCTCTAATGTCTGTCTTTTCTCCTTTATCGTCTCCCGCATGATCCCCCTTCAATCGCGCCTCTTCAGTTAAAATCAAATCATATTTATGCGATTTCAGTTCCTCTATCACATCCTCTGCCGTTACCGCGCATTCATTGACGCCATTAACTCTATGTCCTAATTCTTCAATACTGTAGAGGATATAATCGGCAATGGGAGAATATCCAAGCGGACTTCCCAAAGGCGCGAAGTTGCCGATGTAGAGAATATCCATAAATCCTTACATGCAAAAATACTTGTCGAAATTCCACATAATTTTTGGCACTTTTAAACTCTCCAAAAAATCCCGTATCTCATTATAATTATTTCGTATCCTCAATTTCGCATAAAGCAGAAAATCCGCTTGTATCTGCTCGATTACTGATATAATTTCCTCAATGTTTGTTTTTTTTTCTTGTAAACGGTACACAATATGCCCCAACTCTTCTAAACATTTAGCTATTTCCGGCTCTCCAATGGAATTTTCATCAAAATTGCCTACATAAACTATCGTTAGCTTCTTGTTTTTGTTTCGCATAAATTTCTTGACGTTGTTTTTTTCTTTCCGATCCTATCTTTGCAAGCCATTCAGGAATAGTAAAGTCTAACGCTACCCATAATTTCTCTTCTCTTTCAAAATCCCAATTTTCTTCTTCAATCCACTCTGGTTTAACTTCATGTATGTAATAAGCATTTTTGTCGTAAAATTTATACCCTAAATCATATATATTTAAAGATTCCGCCAAAAGTTCAATCAATTCATCGCTTAAAAATAACTTTGTTCCTCCAAAAGCATAGTTAAGCAGAGGTTGCCGCAAAGGTATATTTTTTCGTTTCCTAAGCCTTTCGCCTAAAGAGGCTAACTGCCTTACTTCTTTCATTGCGTCTATGAGATAGTTGCTTGGGATAATTGATGTGAGAATACGAAATACTTTGTTATCCATGTATTTTTGTTTTGTGCATAGCCAATCCATGCGCGTTCTTAGCCTCAAAACCACACAATGGGCATGATTTAGGACGATTTACCACTTCTGGCTCATTTACTGCCTTTTCGCTCGTATCCGCCTTAAAATCAGGCAATGGCGCTGTAGAATCATCTTTGATAATAGGTATCTCAAGCATTGTCGGCTTGCTTGTTACAGTAGCCTTGCCAATAAACTGAAATTTACCTCGCAAATCTCGGTTAGCTTCCATATTCTGCCAATTCTTAAGAGGAATGTCTAGTGTTGCGCCGTCAGCAACACGACGCACATATACAAACTCTTTTTTATCTTTTTCAATCATAGGTATAGGTTTTTGTGCGCGCGCTTTTCCTTCCGGAAGCGCGCGCAATTTATTTCTTAATTCTTCTTTGTTAAAAAACGATCCCGCGCCGTTATACTTCAATGCCTCATAATATTCTTTTCCCTTAAATATCGCGCGGGGATCATACTGCTCATAGCGTTTAATTTTTAAGGCTCTGTTTTCTTGCGTCAGGAGCCCGCAATGTTCCACGTGGAACGGAGCATGCCACCCGTAATGATAGAATACTGGAGGCGCGAGTCCGCAATGCACGTTTTTTCGAGCGAAATCAAGTCCTAATTCGGGTCTGAACTGATAAAAGCGTATATTCCAAAATGATAATCCTTTATTATAATGTTCTTTATCATTCCATAAATTGACAATATAGAAATGAAATCCTATCTCCTTTTGAGAAGTTAGCAGTTCAGCCTCTCGTCTGCTAAAATGTTCATCAAACACTTCATCCATGTCAAGGGCAATAATCCAATCAGGGTTTAATCTCCCCGCTCGTTTCAGCAAGTCTGTTTTAATAGAGAACTGAAATTTACCCCATTCGCGATTATCCTCATATTGCCAAAAACCAAACTTCTTGATCAATTGTTTTTCTCCTTCTCCGGCATTGCAAAAAACTATAATCGTATCATCACACAGACGCTTAAACTCGTTTAATGTTTCTTTAAGGTATCTAGTTGCTTCTCCTTGTCCGCAGACTCCGATTCCAATGATTCGCATATTTCATTTAAAAAATTAAGATAATCTTCAGACGCTTTCAATTGTGTTTGGATTTTTGCCAAAGATAATTGCCAATTTCGGTCATTCAAAATAGTCACCACTTTACGTTGAAGATACCGCTCTTGTAATTTTAATAGTGTAATGTCTTTTTCATATTTTGGTATAAGTTCTAATGCCGTTTCTTTTTGTGTCATAGTTATTTTTTGCCTCTTGCCTTTTCCATAATGCGTATAGCCCATGGATCAAGTTTAGGAAGCGTAATTTTACCGCTCTTTAATAATTGCGCGAATTTATTATCCAGATGTTTTTCTATTTTTCGTTCTATATCGGGATTTATTCTGGAACTTTGATGATCAAAAGCTCCTTTATCATAAAATTCTTTTATCTCGCTCACTTTTTTTTTATCATCTTTGCTTAAAAACCGCGTTGTCGTTTTTTGCCAATCAAGATATTCTTTCACGCCTTCACGCAATGGCTGATCTTTAATAATCGCTTTTTTAAGCAGTTCTTTTGGTATTGTCTGCCCTACCATTTTTAATTGTCTAAAAGTTTGCTCGTCCATATTAAAACGTAAGATTGCCCATCATGGCTCGCTGTATCTCGCTAAGGGGCTGTTTAGTGTTATATGACAAATATGACATATCTCGGGGAGGTGTTTTGTCGGGATTATTTTTTGCCGCGTCAATCTCTTTTTGCAAACCTTCTTTAATTATGTTTTTTTCATTGTCGTAAAGCGCGATAATTTTTTGTGCCAAAACTCGCTTTTCTTTTTTAAGATTTTTTCTTTCTTGAAGATCGCGAGTTGCTTTAATTTCAAGTTCCAGCTCTTCAATCATCTGATTGTATTCCATCTCGTCTTCTATGATATTGCTTTTGGCTTCTTTGATATATTTGGCGTTAATTTGTCCATTGCTCCAGCCGATATATTGAAGCCGTTCTCTATTTATAATACGCCCTTCTTTGTCTGTAAAAGGACGATAATAATTCCACGCTTTGTTTTCATCGTCAACCGCAAAAATCTCTCCGCTTCTAGTCCTAAAAAACCATATTTTTACAAGATTTGCCATAAACTAATCTTGTAAAACGAAGCGACCCTTGTGAGCCGCTCCGTCCTACAAGGTTGGACGGAGTTATCATACCTCTTAAGCGAAACTTAAGAGCCGATAAACGCGCTGTTAGCATTAAGCAGTACAGCCAATGATTCACGATTCATGGACTCGCCGTAAATCGTATCCCATACAGTCAATGTCCCGATATTTGCAAGCCAATATGCCGCTTGCACGCGCACGCGCCCTCCAGCAGGAGTCTGATGCGCGAATACTATGGCGTTACGGTGTGCAAGGATATTTCTGTGAGTCTGAAGTCCCGACACAACGCGTGAAGAGGTGAATATGGGTATCCCATAAATTGTCCCTCGGCGCCGCGTTGGCCATGCTCCCGCGCCAAAGTTGCCTGTTCTGATCGCGCTTTCTCCCTTATCCCACGGCGCTTGCTGTGCGTCGTAATACTTTGCGATTGAATGCAACTGCACCCAAAAAGTATAAGGATGAGCAAATAACGCGCACTCTTCCAGAGAAACGTCAGCGGTGTCTAACTTTTCAATCGCGCGCCGTATTTCCGAATCATTTAAAATCGTCGCAGTATCTCCAACGGTATTGGTTGAAATTGAAGACCAATCATCAAAAATTGCATCCTCAAAATCTTCCATCAATACACCCCCTGCTTTATGAGCATATTCCTTGCTCACACTGTAATTGCCTGCGATTTGCTGGCGTTGCAAGTCACCTAATAAAGTACTTATATATTTATGGGTCGTAACGCTAAAAGTCCCATCCGACAGCGCCGGCGCGTCGGTCGTTACTTCAGTGCCTTGCGTTGTTTGAGTTTGAATTGAAAACTCATTCGTGAACGCATCCGGAATGTGGCAAATATCCGCCTGCACAAATTCCGTCATATCCCTAAAAAAGTTAGCGGCGACTGCGGCTGAATAATATGCTTGCTGCACAAATCCCGGCCACATCTCAGTAATCATAGCCGCCAACTCTGTAGCATCAAATGGATCAGTTGTAAGAGCCATTGACTAGCTTAACATCTTTTGATTCCTTGTCTGTCAAAAACTGTCTAAATTACCCCTCCCTGCTCTCCACCGCCCTTTTTGAATTTTGCAATTACTTGATCCCAATTTTTCTCAAGTTTTTTTTGTCCCTCGTCTGTTTCTGATAATTCTCGTAAAGGCGTTTTGTCAAAAGTAGGCATGGAACGCGATGAAGGAGACGGAGATTTCACCTCCGATTGTTTTTTCTGCCGTTTGTACTCCATAAAATCTTTAACTTCCTGACTTTGCAGGGCGCGTTTGCCCCCCAAAGTCATTAAGTATTCAACTTCTTCCTCATTATATCCCTCTAACCGCAAATCAATGCGCTCAAAACGAGATTCTTCGGTTTCAGTCTTTTTGATTTCTGGAGCTTTTGGCTTTTCTACCTCCTCTACGGCTTCGCGCAATCGTTTATTGCGCTCTTCCGCTTTTTTAGCGCGGGCAAACAATTCTTTGTTTTTCGTTTGAAATTCATTGAATTGCTTTTCCATGCGCACGAGTCGCTCTTCCGCCGACATTTCGGCGATTTGCTCCTCGGTTAGAGTGTCTGCAACGGTCCCACCCTCGCCGCCCTCATTTTCAGAGTTAGGGTTCTCATTTGTTTGTTCTCCCATAAATAAGACTCATTATTTAAGCCGAGAGCCTGCGGCAATTACACAAAAGTTTCTTTCTTACCTTTTGATTTATTATCAAAATTTTGAATCCAATGTATCCGTGCTTTCAAAAATCGCACAAAGTCAATCAAATATTCTCTCTCGTCGCTCTTATCTTTTCCAAGCGCGGCTTTCAGTATTTCACCCTTCCATTCCTCAAATAATGATATTAAATTATTTTTTTGCGACACGATAAAATTTAGGTTTTGTTCTGTCATACAGTCCTAGCATTCGCGCGAGTCGGCGCGGATACTTGTTTTTGTCCCAAAGAAATAGACGGCGAGGTTTGTCTTAAAGGTTGCGCTCCCGCTCCTTGTCCGGTCATCGCTTGTTCCAAGACTGTTTGCGATTCCTCAAAATCCAAATCCATCGGATTAAGCCCAAGCGACAAATTAGCCATTTTCTGCAATATCTTTTTAACAAAAGGACTTTGCAACGCCTGCGGACTCTGTATGGCAATCTGCAACATATATTGCAATGTCTGTACTTCTGTCTGAACATCTATATTTTCTCCAGTTATAACAAAATCCATTTTATAATGCAAATTAGCATAATAACGGTCTGGAATTTCTAATTTTACATTTTTTAATCCCTTAAATTTTTCTCGTTCAATCTCTTTCAAAAATTCAATCTCATTATGCGATACGGCGCGTCGGTTTTTAATAATGCTGTCAAAAATCGTTTCGTTTACGATATTATTAAAAATCAATTTATTCATTCTATCCCAGTCCGCATCGTCCTGCATCAAGTTGAAAATATGTTTTGCGCTGTTATTTTTTCTAAAATTCGGTATAACCCAATCTACTAAAATCTCTTTGAAAAAAATACCGAACTCCTCGCGCTTGTGTTCGTAAAAACCAGCAGACATTTGAGCCTGCAATTGTATCGCGCCCAAAGGCGTCCCGCTCGGGGCTTGCTCGCCTCGTATTGATTCATGACTGAATGTGCGCCGTTCCACATTCTGATTCCATTTATCGTCCTCAACCTGATATGCCGACAAATTGCGTTCCTCGTTCGCTATGGGGTTGATACCTTCCTTTGTCTGGAAAATATACCCATTATCAACATCGCTCATCGCATTCTTGTTAATGGTGTTGTCCGCTGTCCAGAACAGCCGTTTGCTTGTCCACTGCATGGCGCGGCGGTGCATATTAGTATGTTCATTCATCGCAATCTGCGGTTCAAAAAGCAATTCAACAAACCCGCGCCCGGCGTGCCGTCCTTTTACGTTTTCCCATTTCATTTCTTTATATCTATCCTCTAAATCCTTATTCCCCACAGTGTCTTCATAGAGTATCTTCGGCGATACTTTTTTATTTTTATCATCTACAAATTCAATTCCCGTAACTATTTGGTGATTATTCTTATCCTCGCGTAAATTGTAATATTCATACACATTGATAAACAATTCTCCTGACTGAAGGTCAACTCTTATATTATTTTTGACTGCCTCAGTCATTGCCTTATCGTTCCACCCTTTAACTGCACCCTCGCGCTTCAGTTGCGACGGCGTCATTGGATTAACTTCTAAAATAAAATCACTATTCTGAAATTTATCAACTTTCGGATCGCAAATAAATTTTTCTGCGTCAAGCAAAAATATCTCCTTATCAATTCTCTTAACGACAATATGCCCCACGCGCGGCAATTCCAATGCCATATCGTTTAAGAGCCTCGCTATCGGCTGTTCGCGCAACCATACTTTTAATTCCTTCTCAAAAAATAACACAGGAAGATAGTTCTGGTCTCCGGTCGCTATAATTTTTAGGTCTTTGGTGTCAATATCAATTAAACGCGCGGCAACCCAGACGGGAGTATGAACGATATTATAAAAATATCGCTCCTTCAAGCCGTTGGCGCTGATACTCCCGTCTCCTTCCTTAAATTTGGAATTCCAATAAAACTCAATCAAACTATAAGTATCGCGCATTGTCGGCGCATAATCGGCATTCTGGATCAACTTCGTTTTTTCCCAGTAATCCAAGTCCTGTTTGATTGTGGTAAAAATTTCGCTCATTTATTTCTTTTTAGTTTTGGCTTTTTTCTTAGATTGCCCTTTTTTATTCGCATTCATTTTTTTGTGCGCTCCATGCATCATACGATCACCTCCCATTCTTTTTCTCTGTGAATCTCATCCCCGTAATTCATAACTCTTTGATATTCCTCTCCGTCATCAATCACCTTTGCCCGCAGTTCAAACCCCCAGCCGTTTGGACTTTCATAAGGAGAAACTGAAATTGACATAGGCATTTTAGCGGGCAAGACAAGTCCAAAATCAGTATAATCTTCCGTTTGGTCTGTGGGTGTTTTTCCGTCAACATCTTCCGCTACGATTACATTGTCCGCTGGTATCACTGTATGACTTTCTAAAAGCTGAAAGTATTTATCCCGTTTATATGTCCGTGTAATCGGATTGCCTTCGTCATCAATCCCTAAATCTTCAACAACATCTTCGGTCTTATATTTCTCCTGTAATGTTAAAAGTTGAGCGTATAAATCATCAAGCAGGGCATTGCAATCAGTTTCTAATTGTGTGTTATTTAGCGGCATAATTTTATGAAACGGCTATCCCCCATTTTCTCCCTAAATATCGCGTAGCCCTTGCCATCTCCCCCGCATTCATCCCGAGATTATGCAATGACTGTTCTAGATAATCCGCCGCAATAAAACTGGTCTGCGACGTAAAGTTTCTCGCGCCTATCACTGCATTGGTCGTAACACTGATTGAACCGCTTTGAGCCGCTTGTCCGTCCTGAACCCCATTTAGATAAATCGTGATGTTAGTTCCGTCAGCCACTACCCCGAGAATATAGGCGGTCGCGGTTGCTATGCTCGTATCCCCCGTTACCGTGATTGCATTATAAATTACAGAGATCTTATCATTCGCATCAATCTGAAACGAAAACCCGTCAGCCTCGCTATCCCTATTGTCAAATAAGATTTCAACCGCGCCTGTATCCGTTCTTCTAATGAATGCACAAAAATAGGTAAAATCGGAGTAAGAGAATGGGGTTGCAAATTGAAGATAATCATTTGTTCCATCAGTGCGAATCGACGGTTTTCCGTTCTGAACCCCAGTGATAAGCTTCGGTTTAGTCGTTACATTGCCTGTTTGGGTCAGATGATTGCCATTCCCGCTCAAATCAGTTGCCTGCCTCACATTATCGCCATCAACAGGGTCTTTCAGAGATACGCCGTCATTCTGCGTAACAGTGGCATTATCCGTAAGCGTATTACTCCCCCAACTGTCCGCCCTTGTTCCGCTTTCCTCGCCAAGTTTGAAGTAGGCAACGCCTCCGCTTGCGGCATTGATGTTTGCGCCGTCCGTTCCCGCAAGTCCCAAATCCTCAAATCGTCTGCCATTGCCAGAATTATAAAGAAAGGTTTTCTCTGCGGCGGTGTAGATTTGTTTTGCAATGATTACATCGTGCATTCTTCCATTAAAATAATTTGCGACATTGTATCTTCCAACTTCAAAAGGTGCCGTTCCGTTCAGAACTCCGCCAGCAGTTGCCGCTGTATTAAATGCGCCGTCATTGACGCTAATACCAATAAGATTTGTTGCCGAATCATGATACGCAATAAAAAAATACCAAGTCCCAGTAGAAATCGCTCCAAAAGTCGTCGCGGCGGCTTCGACGGTCGCTGTATCTCCTGTATCACGAACTTGGAGCCTAAATGTTGTGGTCCCGCCCGAATTGTTAACAAAGATTAAATACTCTCTTGTGCCAACGGCGCTTACCCATTTGCCTATAAGTCCAAAATGACTACCGATTGCGGGTAGTGTGTCAAAATACACCCACCCCGCAATCGTAAAACTAATATCTCCCATTGAGAGAGCGGCATTGTCAACAATGGATAGATACTCGCTGTTTGCGGCGATAAATTGGGTAGAGTTGCCTGATTTGACGCCGTTATGCTGAAATGATGAATCAAGCAATAGCTTGCATCCCGGTATCATTGTCAGACGAAATGTCTTTTTTTTCGTTAAAAGTTTAATCATTTTAACTCAAAACAATGTAAGTTAAATCATCACCCGCGTTGTCGCTTATGCGATAAAAGAGATTAACATTAGCGCATGGGATGAATCCGGTCTCGTCTCCAGGTCCAAGTTGCCACCCTGTTGTTGTATCTGTAGTTCCGTCAACTTTCGTCACTCCTGTCGCGCCGATATACACATTGCCCGCGTTACTTAACACCGCCTTAAAATTAACTAAACGACACGCGACGTTAGGCATCTGAACTGCTGAAGCTGAACCAGCCAACTCGCCTGTCGCAACACTTAAATACGGCGCGAGAAATGTCTTGACCGCGTTTATTGAAGAGTCCCAAATCTGAGACATCCATTGAACGAAACTTTGTAAAGCCATAATTTTTTCAAAAATGCCCTTGTAACATTTTTATATCTTATATTTATATCTTATAATCTTTAATTTTTCCCTTAGAAGGAACTCCTTGAGCTGACAATATCTGCGACAATGGATTCATAGTCAAACCGCTTGAATTGTCAAACGGAACATAGCGCGGCGAACAGAGAAGTAAACGGTGCAAATTCTCCATCATGTGGTCATCTTTATCGCGCGGCACGGCTCGTAAATCTTTCTCGTCTGCGGTTTTGCCAGCCCAATTATCCCATATGTACCCCTTCTCCAACTCGTAAAATGTTCTTTCCACGTGATTAAAAAACTTAATCTCTGGTTGCCGTAAAATGTTTCCATCTCTCATCTCATACATCAACGCCTCATCTGTGCGGCGTATTCCTGTCTGCAAATCTTTGGATCCTGCCTCATAATCTAATCCTTGCTCATATAGCACAGTAGCTATGCTGACTGGTCTGTCATCTCTCCTGTCCAAATTCAAAGCCGACGGGTCAATAATACGTTTAACTATTCGCCATCCTTGTGTTTTTTGTTTTATTATCGCGGCTAATTCGCCTAATGACACCTTAATCCACAGCTCATCAATGATATACTTCTGCCCTTGTCTATCTACCGCCAACCATAGTATCGCTTCATTTACGCGCGGATGCGTGTCTAACGCTTCATAAACACAAAAATCTGAATACGTTATGCGGAAAGGAGTGATAACGTGTATCTTACGGTCAAACAACTTGTGAATTCTCCCTAGATAATGCCCGAACTTTCCATGCGCGCGCGCCTCGCGTTCCTCTTCGGGGAATTGCGCAATCATTCGCTCAATGTGCGCGTGCTCCAGTATCCCTCGCGTACCGTGTGTTCTACAATTATCCTCTACGTCTGCGGTAATATAATCCCAGTTAACGCCGTCGCGCTTAGAGACAATCTCATCATCTACCCACGCGGCATAATTCAACGGCGTCATAGTCCAAAACAATATCATGCCCATCCGCGCTCTAGCGATAGAGGCAAGATAGATACTGCGCGGGCAAGGCTCGTCTATCCATATCCACCCGCATTCTACCGACTCAAACTCCTTCACATCTTGCTCCGTTGTCATCAAATCAAACTCAAAACCTGTATCCGTAGTCCACGATCGCTCATACTGTTTACCGTCTTTGCGCGTCTCGTAATGTATCTTGTAACGATTAGAAGGAAACCATTTCTTGAGTTCTGGAACAATTTTCTCTTTTATAGTTGTCGGGTCGCTGATTATACGCCCTTTTTTGAGATATTTATAATTTTCAAAAAGCGGAAGTTTGAAAAAATCATTTTGTATTCCAAAACAAAGATTCGTGATAATATTTACCCCTGTAGCGGTCTTGCCCACTCCGTTTGCGGCGGAAAATAAATTGACAAAGCATTTATCGCTTCCTACGAGACGAATAAACTCCTCACACTTTCCGTTAGGCTGGTAACGCTGGGCTAGGTTCTCCGTCTCGCGCAACTCCAGCTCCTTCATCATTGCCGACAATTGCAATAAATCCTTGCGCGATTTGTTCTGTAAGCGTTTTAGTATCAATTCCTTCAAATTTTGCGACGACGTGGTAATCATCAGGAATACATTTATCAATCACTAATTTTGCCGCGTAAAACGCAAGTGTCTTATTCGTGCCACGCATTATTTCACGCACTTTTTTTTGCGCTTCGGGCAATAAATCTTGAAATTGAAGGATATTATCAATTTCTTTTAATTCAACGTTTCTTGATTTTCTTCCTCCACCGGGACGAGCTCCACCCCTTGCCATAAAGTTTAAAAATTGATTAAACAAAAGAAATTATATTTTACCACTTTACATTTTTCTGTCAAATTCACAAGAAATGTCCAAAAAACGACGCACTAGGATGCCCTAGGACGCGCGATAATGAGGCGAGCCTTATTAGATTACCTGTCAATACCCTTGACGCAAAACCAAGTATGCGGTACTATACCTGTGTATGCAAGGCACAAAATCAAAAACAAAACGAAATAACCAAATTATCCAACTACGGAAACGCAAAATGAGCTTTGGAGAAATCGCAAAGATATGCGGTATAAGCCGCGCGCGGGCTTGCGAAATATACCAAAGAGAGATAAAAAAGGAGATAAAACGTCAAGGGACTTGACACTATCATATCATTGCGCTATAATGCAAACAGATAAAAAAGGAATGTGGATAACTTCTTCCCGCATCGGCGAAAGCGCGAACGAGAGGAAGACAACGCCACACTCCGTCTTTACGCCTCACCCAGACAGGCGAGGAAACGAGGAAAGCGTAAAGCCTCCTCCTCCCCGTCCCTCTGGGCGAGAAAAAAAAATATGAAACCTAAAAAAAAATCATACCTAGAAATTGACCTTGAAAAAGAAGTAGATAAAGTGTTCAAAAAACTTCAAGAAATTGACAACGAAAATATGAAACCTAAAAAAGCAGAGCAACACGATGAGGAAGAAGAATAACAACGCAACCTTCCCCCGCGTCCCACGATGCGGGGGAATTGTCAAAAAACTATGACCACAAAAGAAGCAATAACAAAATACATAGAGTGCGCAAATTACACAACAACCAAACACATCGCAATAATGGAATGGTTAGACGACATAAACTGGCATAACGAAAACGCTCGTTATATGGAAACCTTACCTGATGAATTACAGCAAGAAATTACAAAAATCCAAGAGTACAAAACCAACACCGAAATACCTCACTACGACCCAATCCGTAAACAAGCAGAAGATATAGAACAAACATTGCGCTATCTTCCAGGCGTAGCGCTTCTAACTGGCTGGGGATTTGACGACAGCTTTAAGCATTCGTGGGGATTAGGGCTAATTCTGGAACTTCAAGAAATCATAAAAAGGGGATAAATTAAAAATATGAAACCAAAAAACCAAATAAGAAGTGTAATAAGAAGTATAATTGGAGATGACAGCGATTTAATTTGTCGTAATTGCAAAAAAAAGAAAAAGATGAGAATGTCATCTTATTGTACTAAATGCCAAAAGGAACACAACCAGAACATAATCTAAAAGGAGGTGATAAAAATGTATCAAAAAACCTATAAACAATTAAATCCAAAATCGCTCTGGCGGGTAAAGACTATGGGAGCGGCGCAAGAAATCACGCACAAAACACCCAAAAAGTGGAACATTTTCACAAAATTGATTGAGAAACTAGAGAATACGATAATTGGAGAAGATATTCTTAACAATGGGGTTCGCGATTTACGCGAAGGACGCGGACAACAGAATGTATGACTGAAAAAACTACAACGATACTTATTGTATGGGTTGGGATGACACTGCTCGTGCTCATGCTCTCGCTAATGACCAGCCAAGCCCCTGTAGAACGTGCGCCGAAACAAACACGCTCAACAGGTATATGCGAACTGAACGCAGTAGTATGCGACTCTGAAACAACAACAATCACACGAACCGTAACCGCATATACAGCAAGCGCGGACGAGACAGACGATGAGCCTTGCATCGCGGCGCGCAATTACAACATATGCGAAGATAAAACAAAAAAGGTCGTAGCAACGAATGAATTCCCTCTTGGCACGCAACTGATGATAGATAATGTCCCATATACCGTGCTTGATAGAATGAACAAGCGATACCCTAACCGATACGATATTCTAGTTGATACGAGAGCGACAGCGATGGCTTTTGGAATCCAAGAGAAAGAAATAAAAGTAATAAAATAAAAAAAAGTATGAATGACAAATGCCAAAATCAAGAAATTCACGATGGAGCAATACAAAAAATAAACAAAACATCGTTCTATTGCAACAAATGCAAACGCAAAACTACAACTAAAATCCATTCCTCTGTAGTGCTCACAGAAGAAAGCGCCCCGATTATATGGGCGAGTGAATGCGCACAGTGCGGAACACCCAAAAAAATAATAAAATAAAAATATGTCAATAACAACCAGCCAACACGGCGCGATCGCGGACATCAAAAATTATCTTAGAGACAAAATTAAAAAAGAAATAGACGAGGCGTTTGACGATCTAATTCGTGATGATGATGGCTACCGAGCATGGCACCTAATCAATCTATACCACAAAACTAATAAAGATAACTGGAGAAACTTGCTTGATTTGTGGTTCAGTAGAGGAATAAATTACGAAACTAAAACAAAAACTTCCCCTGTAAGGGAAGTTTAAATGAGAACGACGCGCGATGTACGCCTAACTAAAAAGAATGTTGGCAGTATACCGCGCGAGAGTCCTCTTTGTCAATATGCAAAAGCTCTTCGATATCTTCCTCAGTAATATTAACGCCATCAAGGTGCATGTCTTTTGCATTAGGAACATAGCCAATTGCTGTTTCTTTTGCTCCAACTTCTTCTGGTATTACGTTTGTAGATGATCTGACTTTTACTATAGATGCTGGTATAAGTACGGAAAGTAAAGCCCTCCCTGCTGGCACAACAACTAATGATGTTGTTATTATTGGATTAGTAAGTGATTTTGATATTTCTGGTGGAGGGATTAATACATCTGGATATAATACAATATCTTCTGTCGGGGCT